AATCCAAAGAATAATCTAACGGAACGGGTGCAGTATCATTTTCTGACCAGGGAGATGGCTTAGATAAGAATAAGTATAAAGAATTATCCGAAGTCAAAGACACTTCGTTTTTAAAATTCTTAGCATTATCTATTCTTAATTTATTGGTTACTATATTAGGCATCTATTATTTATTGTGGATTAGTTTGTAAAGAGATAATATCTATTACTAGAGGGTACGTACCTGTAGCATTGCTAAAAGCAACATTGCTAACATTAAAGAATCCAAGCGTACTATCTATTGTAGTTGTGGAAAAAGTAAAAATTTCAGAATCACCTGTGGAATTTATACTAACATTACTTATATAATTCGGATCCGTCTCATTATTTATTTCACTAAATAAAGCAAATCCTGCAGGATGTAATACTGTTTTAACAGATTCTTTCCATTTATCTATTGATATTGCCGAACGTATTACATAAGAAAACGGTTGATACAATACTAAAGATTGTTCTGTGGCATCCAACGATTTGCCTTGCAATACCATAGCATCAGATATTTGTCCAGTTGTATCTATCCAATATCCTGGTTTATTTGTTAATGCTCCCACATTTGCTTGTATTATAGCTTTTTCCAAAAATGATAATGTAACATTTCCGGAGGTTATTTGATCTGGTTGTATTAGGATGTTACCAGAATCAAGTATACTTATCAATGGAGAAGTAACGGGAGAATATAATCCTTCGGTAGAGGTTGCCTTAAAATAAAAATATTGAGTAGGTTCATATATACGGTCATCTAATATATTAAAAGTTACGCTAGAAACATTAGATAATCCTACAACCGCTAAAGGATCGAATTTACCAGAAAAAGATGTTAAATTACTAAAATCGCTTAACTTTGGAGAAATTATTTCTCCCGTTACTGAATCATATGGTGCCGGTACTATTTCATAGGATACGTTGGATCCTGCAGGAACATTGATACCTTCTACTGTAAACGTTATACTTTCGCCTTCTCTTACTTTTGTTTTATTTGTTGTTATTCTAATGTATCCGGAATCTTCCCTAGAGGTATCTATTAGAGTTGCTGTTCCGCTTATTTCCAGAGAATATGAACCTGATGGAAATATAAGCATTGCTATATTTTGTGGTCCTTCAGTTAAAAAATCCTCCAGTATTTGTAATCTAACTGTTGCTATAGTGTCATAACTAGAATTGGCGGTAAAAATTAAATTACCTGTTAATGATGAGTTATACACATCTGCAGCTTCTATACCAAATATTTGATATGGAACAAATGTACCAGCTGCAATATCCTCGCCTCTTACAGTAAAGATTACCTCCGCACCTTCATTCACATTTGGGGAAGCTACAGTTATGTAAAATTTTGCTATTGCATTAGATGGAATAGAGGTATCTAATACTGTAATACCTATACTTTCTGTTCTACCAGGACCGGTCAATCTAAGTATAAAAGATTCTATTCCTTCTGTTTTCAAATCTTGGGCAGGCGTTAGTGTAATAGTACCAATACCTCCGCGTATAATAAAATTACCCGTAAGACCAGTTAAACTTAAAAAATCGAAAGAGGTAATACCTGTGCCTGATATAACAAATGGTACAAGTGTTCCGTCGGGTAACCCCGTATTACTTAAAGTAATAACTACAGGAGATCCTTCTGTAACTGTTGCATTACTATAACTTAAAGAATATGCCATTTAAATTCCGGGATATGTAAATCTTATTGAACGGACATTTGGTATAGATGTTACTATAATATTTTGAGAAGTATTATTAACAGGACTTAATACATTACCCGTATAACTAACAGCTACCTGAGTATTTTTCTTTATACCGTGTATATTGGGAAACTCTATAGTAACCACCCCATTTACTATAGTATAAGTACCTTGCAAATTTCCTGTAGGTAGACCAATATCAACTATAGTATTAATACTATAATCTATTCCCGAATTATCTATTTCTATAGAAGTTATAGAACCATATTGATTAACACCAGATATTTTTGCTTTTGCAAATATTCCGTTACCCAATGGATCAGATATAGTTGTAATAGGCGCACCCTTTTCATATCCTAATTTACCGTCAATCACATCTATTTTAGATAAAACAGAATATGTTATAGCAGTTAAATTTGATGTATCTATTACGTTATTTAACATTACAGATTTCGACGCTATTATTTTTTCGTTAGGATAAAAATAATTAGTAATACTATTGGTATCTAATAACAACTCATATATTTCATAACCACCTAATATTATTTTTTGCACTTTATTTACTACAGCAGTTGCCTTTGATATCTCACCAACAACTAACGTATTCTCAAAATCAAATATATTTTGTAAGGGATCTAGTTGTTTTACTTTTAAAGATTTTGGTAAATACCATTTGCCCGAAGATGTTTTTAATACTATTTCGTAAGGATAGAAAAATTCTATAGTTTCCTTATATAAGATATTAAATAAAATGCGATAGGCATCTTCAGTGCCTTTTCTGCTATAAATGTCTCTAATTTTTTTAATTAGGAATGTATTGTCCGATAAGGAAGTTTTAGTAATATCGTAAGCATAATTTTCAAAAAATTTGTCAATTAAAAAACTAGAAGTTTGATCTATATCCGCATATTTGCTTATATTTTGTAATAATTCTTGGGCTTCATTTCTTTGTTCTAAAAATTCGTAATATGCTTTTATGAAAGTTATGAACATACCATAGTCTGTTTGTACGAATTCTGGCAACTGTGTTTCTACTAACAAAGATAATCTATTTTTTATATTATTAAAAGGATTTTCCGCGCCTGCCCCTCGATATACTGTATATACTAAAGGTTCCTTAATTTTACCATAATTACCAAAACTATCTGGCACATAAAATTCCCCATCTCTATTATAGAAAGTTATTATTTGATATATGCCCTTGCCACCTTTTTCTATATCTGCTTGTATTGCCTCTTTCCTAGTTAGATATAAAGGGTAAAACCATCCGGTTAAATTCCCATTAATTTGTCCGGGTTTAGACTGACCATATATTTTTAATGGCCCAAGCAATGGTTCTAAACTAGGAAGTGTTTCGTATGCCATATTATTCTGTTAGTATTGTAACCGTCAATCCGGATATTCGCTTGACATCTGTGTTTGTCGTAGTATCATCTATTACTAATATCATATCATTTGTAGACGTTATATCTAATTCTTCTGCTTTTGCATATATTCGTATGTCCGAAGAATTTTCCACATATCCTGCTGGATTCAAGCTGCCAAATGATAAAGTTCCTGTAGAATAATTTACAGTACCAACACCGTTAACTAAAATTTGATTAGAATAAAAATCAACTAAATTTAAACTACTTGTAGTATTTGTGGATAACGTATCTTGAATATAAACTTTGTCTATAGTAACATTACCTGTAGTAGACGTATCATAGAAAAATGCGGTAGATGCTATACTACCTGTAACTAATTTATTAGCAAATTTAATTACATTGCTACCAGCATATCCGTTTTCTGCGTTTATTATTGGTTGTATTCTTTTTTGTAGTTTTATGGTTAACACACTACCTATAATAGATTGATTAATGGAATCTATTAATTTGGATAATTTAGAATAAATAAAATTTTTATTAAATTTTTGCAAATCTTGTTTAAAATAATCTTCAATAACCTGTTTAGTTAATAATTCTATTTGAGGAGCACTATATTTGGAATTCTTTGCTGCAAATTTAACTTTGGAATCTATGTTGATATAGAGATATTTTGGATCCACAAATTCGGGAATAACTGTCATGACTTTTTTACTTGCTAAAATATTTTTAGATATATTTGTTTTTACTGTATCGCTAATAACATATCCTTCGTAAGGTTTTAACGATATCATAACCTTACCGTACATAGGTGGATCATTATCTTCTCCGCCCCAAACAGATATGGATTCTACTAACGGGTAATTTGCTTCTATTATAGCTTTATAATCTGTAGCAGTTACTGCTCGATTGGTCGAGGATGCAAATCTTGGTGCTTTAAATTTTATTTCATCTATAGTATCTTTAACATCTCCACCCGAAGAATTTGTGGTTGCTATTATACTACTTCCTAGTACTACTCCGCCTATAGAAGCACCCAACGAAAAGTTTTGTGTAATTGTACTAGATACATTACAAATATCACCATTACTTGATAAGTATTCTATTATTACAATATTTCCTGGGCTTAATTTTTTACCTAAACTATCATCGCCAAAAAATATTTCAAAATAGCCGGAAGGATTTTCTTCTAGATAAAATATTTTAGATATAGGAGTTATACCATATAAATCATTTGCGAGTGTATATTGTTCTGATGTAGTATCCGTATAAGAATTTTGTACTGTTACTCGTATTGATGTAGTATCTACATTTATATTTGGTATAGTATATTTTTCGGATGGACCAGACAAATCTACTCTATAAGAATATTGTAAAGGTTCGCCTTCTACTATTTCGATATCGGTAAAATTGTATAATCCATCTATTGGTTTAATTGTGATTGGATCTAAGTTTACAAAAGTATAATTTGTACCATTTATATCTGTAGTAAATCTAGAGTATCTAGGCAATGTCAAAGTAGTGGGATTACCTACAGGATCAGGCACGGTAAACGATAACTTTGCTTTAGCACTTCTAAAGGACATTGGAGTATATCCTAAATGTTTTGCAATGGATACTGCCGATTGCCTTTTAACTGCAGAATCTAAAAACATCTCATTTGCAACCATATTGGCAAGATACGCATTGTAATGTGTATTGTATGATAGGAGGTCTAGTAGTATAGATAAACTAGATGCGTCAAAATCATAATCTTTAAAAACAAGATTATTATCTTTATCTCTGTAGTTTGTTAAGAATTGTTTTAAATTATTTTTGATGCCATCAAAATCTAATTCTGATATTCTGTAATTTGCCATTATCTTACTCTACTTATTAGTGTTGAAATTGTAACAGGATTACTAGTATTTTTTAAAGCAAAAATAATATTAACAATCAAATCATTCGTATCAGCTGATTCTTCTATTTGTACATCTATTAATCTAACACGAGGTTCATATTTTTCTATAGAATCAATTATTGTTCTCTCCATTGCAAGTTTGACTGCTGAGGAAAAATTTTCAAATAATAAGTAATGTACTTGTGTTCCTATTTCTGGATGAAAAGATCTTTCAAAGTTCTTAGTTCTAATTAAATGTTTAATCGCAGTTTTTACTGCATCCTCATCTGTTTTAAGATAAAGATCTTTAGTAAATGGATTTATCTTAAAGGATAAATCCAAATCTGTAAATTGTTTTATTTGTTTACTGGTTGCCATATTAGATATTTATTATGCTAGATTTACCAAAGATTTAGAAACAGGTGCGTGATTAGCAAATGTCTGTACTGGAGGTTTGGATGTTTTAACTATTGTTCCGTTGGCAGTCAAGAACGCAATGTGTATCCAAGCCGATCTTAATTTATTATTTCCAGACTCAAATGCATATTCTAGAATAATTTGTCTATGAGGAATGTTTTGTACGATCCACTGGGCTATGTCACTGTAATCTTTAAATCTAGTATTTGTAAATTTTATATCTGCGGCCGCACCCAATCCATGGTCGCTTGTCTCAGCATTGCTTCCAGTAACTGTAGTTGTTACGGGTCTAAACACGCTATTAATTTTCATATCAGGGAACTTTGCCTTAATAGGATCTAAACAATTTACTGTCAATTGTTTTAAGTTATATACTATTTGTTTTTCTGTCAATCCCCGTTGAGCAACTAAACCTCCATCTTTTAACATATCATCTAACGTAAATATTCTGTTATCTTTATTGGACAATATAAATGATCTTGGGAAGAATGTAAATTTATTAATGTCTTCATCATTTACTTTTATTATTGGTGTAGCTGCAGAAAGTATTGCTTCGCCCTCAACTACTTTTGGAGTAATACTAGTGTTAATTAATCCTAGTTGTTCTAAGTTTAATTTATAGGCATCTGTTCCCTCATCTCCGGCGTCATGATAGAATGTTGCTTTAGATACTACCTCTCTTTGTAATAAAGGAATCGGTGTTTTATCTGGTGATTTTTTCTCAGGTAGTTTATCTATTGGACGATCTACCTGTCCAATACTTACTGCTCCTGATTGTTGTTTTATTGTCGCACCTTCTATTAATGTTTCTAGTCCCCCGTTTATACTCATAGTGGATGTTCTGCCAGATTCCATTAAGAAATCTCCTGAGGCTTTTTGAACAATATCTCCGTCTTTGGAGTAAAAGTTAATACCCTTACCCTGCATACTAATAGGACCTTCGGATACTAGACTAAAACTCTTTGCGGCGGTTACCCTTAAATTTTCAGATATAATACTTGTTTGCCCCGCGCTTTGCACCAACGTGTTGCCGTGACTTGTTACGGCCAAATCTCCTTCAACTTGTATTTTAGCATCATCTTTAACTAATATACTAGTTTTACCTTCAACGGTAATACATTGCGCACCTTTAACATATACTAGATTATTACGATCTATAACCTCATAATTATCACCTACGGTTTTTCTTACCATTGATCCATTTACGTCAATCTCAATATATGTGCCTGTCTTATGAAATATATGAATTCTTTCTGCACCCGGTGTACTATCTAATTCTATTAAATGTCCTGCTTCAGTTTCTGTAACTTGATTATAAGGATATCCTGCACCATATGCAGTATCTGGTTCATTCCATGTCTGTTTACTATTAGCTAATTGTATATTATCTACTTTTTTATTCTTTTTTATATTAAAGCTTTTGTGCGTTATATCTCCAACTGCTAATTTATTGATATCACTAACCCCCGTATAATCAGATCTAGGATACTGTTTATTTGGATCCTGAAATCCTTTTATACTAGACAGCGCAGAATTGTTTAAAGCAGCATTGCTAGCATTATTAGTATTTGTACTAGGAAGATAATTGCCCGCGGGGTCTATTTTATATTCAAAATCTCTTGCAGTTCCCCCTAATGCAGTATTAACGGCAACAAAATAATCTTTAGCTAATTTTCCGTTCACATCCTTTTTATTTAAT